CCCCAGTTCCAATTACCCGCGGCCAAATGATGGGCCACATCCTATCTTTTCCCCTACTCTGTATTATCAACCGAGCCGCCTCCTGTATGGCTGTTTCCCGGGATTCTTTCATGAGAATCAATGGGGATGATGTCATATTCCCTGCTACTAAGAAAGTGTATACTAAATGGAAGTCCGCAACGAGGATCGTTGGATTGGAGTTCTCCATTGGGAAGAACTACTATTCTAGGGATCTGGCATTGGTGAATTCTGTTTACTGTACCTATTCTAAGGAGAAGGATAGATGGGTTGCACTTGATGTTCCGAATGTGGGACTCCTCAATATGCCCTTAGACAGACAGGTAGACCTTAACAATGGTAGGCAGATACTTCCCTGGGAACAGTTAGCTCAGTTATTTCGTGAGTTTAACAGGTTTTCTACACCTGATACACACACTAAATATTTGTCTATGTTCCGGAAGTATTATCCTATCCTTCGTGGGTTTCCCGGTCCATTCTATGGGCCTGTGGAGTATGGTGCTTTTGGTGCACCTGTCCCACCCAAACATGAGTTCACTAAGAATCAACTTATGTGGATGAATGCACATCGTCTTGGAATATTCAACTATCAAGAAGGTACTCGTAACAGTTTTAGTAAAATCTCAAACCGTTATGAGTCTTACATTGAGATTGAACTTACCAAGGGTATGTACAAGTTTGGTCCTCTGCCCGTTGGTGCGGCCTTCGGCCCTCCGAGATCGGCAGACGGTATTTTGGACCCATATGCTCGTGATGGTGGTTTGGGATACAGATTGATGGCGATGAGAAGATGGTTTGAGGATCTATCCTCTAACAAGCATGTAAAGATATTTGGGGCGAGGAGGTGGAATCACTTTAAGCTTTCTATGAAAGATCAAGGTGGTGTTCCCCCCCTCCCTCCAAACTTCTTACACAAGGTGTTAGAGAATAGTACCTGGTCCATGCGTCCTGCATGGCATCGACAGAGGGATACTGTTGGTGTTCGGTATAAGGAAGATGCGTCTTACCTCCATGAGATTTTCCAGGCACAAGAAGAACAAACAGAAGAGACCACTCTGTGATCCCCCTGAAATGGTCCCCCCCGGGGCATGAAATATATCTCATGGCAAAACAAAACACAAAGAAAGGTGGAAAGAAGAATGTTAAGAATCTTAATACTGGGAATAAGCCTCGTCGGAGGACTATGGGCGGGGGCAGTGTCGCAGGACGTTATGCGCAGTTATTGCATAATCCTGACAACGGTGATCACATGTTTGATGTGTATGACGGTGAGCGTGGTGAGACTCAGAAATTTGTCTCGACCATAACGCTGAACACTACGGCAGGCCACACAGCTGGATTTCTCCAATTGTTTGGTGCTACTGGTAATGGTCAGTGGCAGTCGGGGGCTTCTAGTTCTACCGCTCTCACCTTCGCACTTTTAAACACGGGTTGTCCCGGTGCGGCATACTTGACTGCAAATGCAAACAAGTCACGCTGCAAGGCTCTGAAACTGGAGTTGATTCCAGCGGCTGCTTCCTTCAGTAATATTACTGGAGAGGTTGCTGCTGGTGTAACAACTTCGGCTGCATGGGCCAGTGGGATCACCACTATTGATCAGCTATTTGACATCGCCAAAGCCTATGGTCCCCTTCGGAGAGAAACCGTGGTATCTCGATGGATCCCCAGTGGGCTGGATCATACCTATTCTAATTATAATTCTGTCCCTAATGAAGACCACAATGCAGTGTACATTGCCTATAGAGGTTGGCCCGCAGGGGTTCCAATCTCTATTCGCATGACCTACGTTGTGGAATTCACAATTAAGAACAGTATAGGTATTCCACCCACCGGAGCCGTGTCTGTCCCTGTGGGTCACCCACACATCATCGCAGCAATGCAACAACAAGATCCCCACTGGCATCACTCCATCTTAGATGAAGTGAAGCGAGCGGGTGTTGGCGTCGCGCGAGATGTGGGTAATTTCACACGACATATGGCGCGTAATGGAATGGTCCGAGTTGCTGAGAAGGTTTTCTCCCGTGGTGTCTCTAGTGCTATTGTTCTAGCATGATTCTACCATAACAAAATTAGGCCGAGAGGCTAACAAAATCTAGGGGAAGGTAACAACCCCGGCCTGCGTCCCAATCCTTGCTATCTTTTGCAAGACTCTGATACTGGTAATGGATCCGTCCAGATGTGATTAACTGACTGATGTGCAGTGAAGTCATGTGTGGGTTGCGGGGAGTTACTCGCTATGAAAATAGTGGAAAAGATGAGTGTAAAAGACGTTGAAGGAATCGTATGGTTGGTCCGTTCCACGGGGGTGGAACGGGGTGTGTTAACCAG